GACGACATTCAAACCAAGAACATTCATGCTGGTGTACTGGAGACCAGAGACGTTACCAATTGAGTTGGTGGTCATCATGCCGTTGGCGTTGTAACCAAACACAGGTCGCTTGTCAGCATCGGTCTGGCGACCCAACTTTTCCCATACATCAGGTGACACGCACAAGTGTGTTGGGAAGAAGTTTGAATCTTCCGCAATTTCTCGAGCGGCGTCATACAAAGCAGTGAACAATCCTGACGGATCGGCAGCGGTAACAGTCCAAGTTGAACCCGAAGCGGTAGCACCCGAAACTAAGGCGTCAGCTGCAATGTCGTCAGTCTTGATGAGCACTTGACCAGCGAGGTCGTTTAACACGACTTGCATTGCTGCAGGATCGGTAAAGTCAATGTCTTGGCGTGACAAGGTGACCTGACCGGCAACGGTTGACTTGGTGACAGTGTTTGAAGCAATAACCATTGTGGTTGCCGACACTGCGTCAAGCTGATTAGCCTGGGTTGCTGCAGAAGTGTGGGTTGTGATGGTCGGGCGGATGAACTGGCGGCTTGGCGTGTTCGGCATGGCTCGAGCGCCAAAAGCGTTAACGACTGGACGGACGTAGTTAAGGTCCTGGAACACGGGACCCAAAACGCTGACGCTGAGCAAGCCTGGCGTGTCAGAAGTCAAAATGTCGCCAGCTGCTGCTTGAATTGCAGTCTGATTACGCTTTGAAGCCTGAACAAAAGCATCGTTTACTTTGTGCCAAGTGTCGCCACCAGTGTGGTAAGCGGCGAGCATTTCGGATGCGCTTGGCATAGCGAACTCACGCTTTGGCTGAGCAAAGATCGGTGCGGTAGGCACAATGACTTCCTCGGAAACGATTGGGCTAAGTTCCATTTTTGGTTCTTCCTTTTGTTCTTCGACTTGTGGCGCTTCCGCCGAAACTTTACTTATGGTAGCACCGGCAAATGCCCCCTGTGGGACTAGCGATAATTCGACCCAATCGCCTTTCATGATTGTCATGTTGCCTGCATCGTCGTACTTGAACTCTGTCGGATTTACCCCAACAGAAACAGCGTCAATAACACCATCGGATGCAAGCACTAAAGCTTCGTCACCGGCACGGGTGCTTGAAACTTTGGCTGTAAAATACATGGCCTCAGCACTGTCAACACGCTCTGAAACCAAACCGACAGCCTGTGTTGAGTCATGGTACATATACAGTTTTGGCGCTTTGCCTTCAACCGACAAACTGCCTGGTGCGAACTGCACGTTAGTCCCGTCTGAAACTGTGGCAAAAGTGTTGTAGGGAACCGCAATTCCTGTGATGGTGCGGCGCTCTTGCCCGTCTGGGCCTGCAGCTTCTACGGCGAAAGTGTTTGAACTAAACCTGATCATGCCAACTCCTCTTGTGTGTTTTCTTCAACTTCTTTTGTTTCTTTTTTCATGTAACTGTCAGCTTCTAGCCACTTCTCAACATCCCATTTGACATAGGTGCCTCGAGGTAGTTGCTGGCTGAGGGCTGACGAAATTGCTTGTGCATACATTGATAATCCGAATGTCCACAAGTCCGACTTGGCACCGGCACTGTTGGTATAAGCGTAACTTCCCGTGGAAATTCCTAGTAAATATGGAGGGACATTACACAAGTTAGCGATTTCTTTTGACTGGTATTCGGCAGCATCAATCAGCAACATTTTGTCGGGTGTGGCCGTAGTTTCTGTGTACGTCAAAAACTCGTTTAGAGCTGCAGTCTGGTTAGTGCTTCGAGCCTCGTTAAACGCTTCAGCCAGGGCACCCAACTCTTCAGCCGACAAAGGTTCCCCACCAGTCTGTTTAAGCACGCCAGCTGGGATTGCTGAACTTGCGTTACGGAAACGGGCATCGCAAAGTTTGAGTGCTGTAGCGATGGTTTGTTCGCTCATGTAGATCATGCCCTGTGTAGGGCTGTAGATCTGAACTACATCGGCAGGGTCAAGAGCTCCTCCGTTAAAATAGATTTCTTTGCTTTTACCGAACCACACCGGACCTTCAGCGTCGGCCGTGTCAATTGAGCCCTGCGGTAAACGGGTGGCGCTCGCCATGTAACCGTCTTTTGTGCGACTGGTGATGTAAAGAAAGCAACGACCAAAAAAGAAAAGGTCATCAAAGATCCAAGGAAACAAGAACGAGTTGGGCATCTCGGGATCAAGTTGGCGCAACCAGGTGCGTGGTGCCAACGGGACGGTTTCCATTTCGTTACCGTTCCAGATCTCGGTGCACATCTTCAATTCCATGTTTGCAAGAACTGAAGCCATAAGGTCACGGCTTCGACTGATTGCAGGCACAGAAATGGCACGATTACGAGCTAACCCAGACTGGTAGGTGTACCAACTGCCGATCGTGTTTGGTGCTTTGTTTTGTCGGTAGTAGTTAGTCCCTACTGCAGCACTGACAGATTCCTCAGGAATAGGACTAATTGCAGCCTTTGTGACTTCTTTTTTGCTAAATAATCCCATTAGTTTTCCTTTGCAGGGGGATGTCGGTGGGGCCCCGACGACCCCACCGACACATCGCCGATATTAGTTCACCGTACTACCATCATGGGTTTAGCCCGATTCTGATACTTGCTTGATAACGCAATACCCCACACTGCACACTTAGCTAACTCGATAGGGCCTGGACTCGACTTGTGCGACAGGGTGACACCTGCACCAGTCTTAATCATTACGGCCCTGTTCATATGTTCTGACAAAGTGACCTGACCCAAATGCTTAACCCGACCTTCAATAATCATCTTTTGCGCTAAACCCGTGAACTTAATTAGTTCTGCCTGACCGACCACAGTCATACGTCGACGCAAATTCAAAGGTGCATGAATCTCAAGAGTTGGCGTAATAGCTAGGGCAACAAGCTTGTCGGACATAACCCGATCAATCTCAGTCCACATAGACGCTTCGTTATCAACAATGAACTCAACAGAAGTGTGAACAACCCCATCAAACATTGACGATCTCACGCCAACATAACGGTTTGTGTCCATACTCATTTCCACACAAAGCACGCCGCCTACCGGCATAGGACCATCAATTTTACATGAAGCCCACAAGCCTTCTTCTAACCAACTGCCTCGAGAACTAACCCACATATTTAAGTGGGCGCGCAAGAAACTGTCTTTCTTTGACACTGCCTGGAGCGCCTCAATTGTAATTGTTTTACCCAGGCAAGGATTGGCGTAACCCCAATTCTCTGGGTTTCTAAAGTCCCTATCCCCAATAGACCATTCAGCAAAATACAAGCGCGAACGCTCACCTTTTTCAATCTCGTTAATTGCCGTTTCTCGCATATGAATCATTGCTTCACTGGACTCATCACCAGCTGTTGACCAGCAACTCAGCAAGGGCGACCTTCGAGCAATCATGGACGGCCTGATTGCTTCCGACAGAGCACGCTCACTGATATTGAACAATTCGTCCGCACAAACAAGGTCGTAACTACCACCATGCAAATTAGGTGAAGCAGCTCTGACTTCCCACATAGAACCATCAGGCATCTCAACCGACTTGCGACCAAACGTGCGCATTGCCTTAGCATTAAACAACTCGACAAGCATCGGAGCCAAAGCGTTGAAAACACTTTCGGCACGATCCAAACGGTTAGCAACCGAAAGAATATTTTGAGGCTGACCACGCAACTTAGGCATCTCAGTCAACCACCAGCCAATCAGAGCTTGTAAACCAATCGACTTACCGTTCTGTCTGGCCGTGCTAACCAAAGACTCACGAAACAACAGATCACCGTTTTCATCATGAGCTAGTTGCCCAAACAAACAACGCTGTTGCCACTCAAAAAGATTTAAAGACATAAAGGTTTTAGCCCAAGAAACAACCTGAGGCCCATAAGACAAATTGCCAATACCAGACGTTTCTAATCTAGGTAAATAGTCTTTGACCTGCGGTAATGTCGGCTGGTCGTCGCCAGTTCCTGCTAGTTCGTCAGGAGAGAGCGAAATAAAGAGAGCGGGGTCATCTGCCGGCGCACAAAAAAAGGTTTGGTCGGTTTTGGTTTTTTTCTTTTTGATTTCTCCCCATTGTTGACCTTTTCTGCTGTTGCAACTAAGGCAACATGGTGCGAGGTTTTCCATGTCGTGTGTGCCTCCTCGGTCTACTTCGAGTAGGTGGTCTACGGTTGTGGCGTGGTGGCCGCATATGTAGCAGGTGGGGTTGTCTGCCAGTATTTGTGCTCTGTTGTCTTTGTATTGCTTTGAGTTGTAGTGACGTTGTGTCATGTCGGGTTGCTCCTGTCTTTGTGTTGATTGTAGGTCAAGGGCTTTAGGTCAAGTGATACTGACGCCCAAGCAAGAAGGGCACTTGCTCGGTTGTCCTCTAATTAACTGTGAGAGTTGGGTGGTTTGTGTCCCCCACAATTTAGGGAAGTACCCAAGGGTGCCGGTCTATTTGTTTTCGGTGGACAACCTTCGCCTTTGCGTTAGGGAACGCTGATCGCTCACAATGCGTGAGCGTCTACCCACGTCACCGTGTGTTCCCATGTGCGCTTTCAGCTGGCGTCAGGGCTAATGATTCCCTCATCTGGAATCTGTTGTTCTCAGTTGTGATTGGCGACTGTATCAGGTGGCTGTGTTGGGCCTTGATTCGAGGCGTACCCATTGCCCGTTGATGTTTATTTCAGCGAACTTGATTCGTGCCGGCGTAAAGAACTGTCCGTTGATAGTTAGGTATTCGACATCATGTTGGTTTGATATAGCAATAGCAAACACTGGGGTGGTGAATGACCATTCTTGGTCGCCTGTGACAATTCTTATTGGGTTGATGGGTTGCATGAACTCTGTGCCCATTGTCGGGTTTCCTTTCGTCGGATGATCGGATCATACTCACCAGGTGGTGTTGGTTGTCAAGTATCCCCCACAAAACCTCAGTAATCAGTAAGGTTTGGTTATGCAACGCCAACTTGGTCGTATCGCTCAGCTGCTTAACCGCAATGGAATTGACATTGATGAGATCGGTGAGATCAAAACGATGTCCATTCGACAGACGCTTGCTAAGAACGAACAAGGCAAGACTGAGGTGCATGATCTGACCACAATCCAGTTTTCTCCTAAGTGGGAATCGGGTCCTGAATGGCCAGTGATTAAGCAAGGGCCAGCAATTAGGTTGCCAGCCATAAAGGCGTTTAAAACTCAATCAGAGTGGGACAAATGCTTTATTTTTCCTGATATTCAGATTGGCTATTTTGCTACTGCGTCTGGTGTACTTGAGCCAATCCATGATGAGCGTGCTATCGCTGTCGCACTGAAGATATGCAAAGACGTGAATCCACAGCTTGTGGTTTTAGTTGGGGATAACTTAGACCTTGCTGAGTTAGGCAAATATGTTGTTACGCCTGCATATCAGCGGACTACTCAGGCAACTATTGATCGTGCCACTGTGTTGGGTGCACAGATAAGAGCTGCAGCGCCTCAAGCCAAGATCGTGTGGTTGGCAGGTAATCATGAAGAACGATTGTCAAAGTATATTTTGATGAATGCTTCAGCGTCGTTCGGGTTGAAGCGTGGCAACACACCAGCCGAATGGCCCGTGATGAGTGTGCCGTATCTGTGCCGATTTGATCAGTCTGATATTGAGTACAAGCCTGGCTATCCAGCCGCCCATTTTTGGGTAACTCCAGAGCTGCGGATTATCCATGGTGACAAGGTTGCTAGTGGTGGCAGTACGGCCCACAAATACTTAGCGTCTGAGAAGGTTTCTGTGGTTTATGGGCATATTCACCGCCGTGAGTGGGCTGAGCGCAGTAGAGACGATTTTGATGGCCCTAGAACGGTCATGGCGGCTTCACCTGGCTGTCTGTGTCGAGTGGATGGTGCAATCCCTAGTGTTAAGGGTGGCATTGACCTTGAAGGGCGTCCGATAACTAGGACTGAGGATTGGCAACAAGGTGTCGCAGTCATACCGTACGATCCTGTAAGCGGTCGGTTCGTGTATGAACAGGTCGCTATAACTAACGGCTGGGCTATGTATCGAGGGAAAGAATATGAAGCAACAATTGATCCATATCGTTTGGCATGACGCTCATTCAGTCAGTGAAACATGGGCTACTAAGCATGAAATTGATGCAGCGCCTTGCATTGTTTCGTCTGTCGGTTGGTTGATACCTAATGCCAAACATGAGCATATTGTTATTGCTCAATCAATGATCCTTGACCAAGATCATTTTGATCACATTCTTGCTATCCCTGTGGGAATGATCAAACAGATTAATCGGTTGAAGGCAACTCGAATCTTGCCGGTGGAGACGCTAGACGAACAGTGATTTCGTCCCAGTTCTGTGGACGCCAGACGTGGACTTCCATGCCTGTTTTTTCTAGTAAATCTAGCCAGTCAACTTGGTGTTGACTGACACGGCCACGGTCTGTTTTTAATTCGACAAAAATGCATCCGTAAGCAGGATGCACCATAACTAGATCAACGAAACCACGGTCACCAACTACGGGCGTAAAATGGTTTTTGCCAACCTGCACTGTGCGAGTGTGATGGACACGCCAGCCACGAAAGTTGGCTAACTGCATCACTGCTTTTTGGAAGTCTTTCTCAAGCATTCATAAGCCCATCAATGATTTGTGATGCTTCACGCTTAGTGTTTGGTGCTTGACCTTCATAGTTCTTTGAACGCAGTAAAGCCATTTGTTTGGCTGTTGGTGGTTCGCTTGATGATCCAAGAGCTTGTGTGCGTTGAACTGATGCGGTCAAAGGTGCTGTAGGACGGTCACTAACAACCTGTTCGCCTTGACGATAAACCTTGACTATTTCTTCAAGTGAAGCACGTTTCTTTGCACCCTGATATTGGTAGTTAGCCAGGGCTCGACCAATAGCGGATGTCTCGCAGTTCTCTAAAGCACTGGTTTTGTTGACCATTGAAGAGTTGCGTACTTCTTCGGCGTATCCGGTCGTTGTCGGTACTGCGTCAGCGATGTCGGCGTACAGTTCTGCTTTGACAACAATTCGAGTACCGTCATCAACGATCAGTTCGGTGACAATACGCCCACGGGCGCAGTCTTTCCAAAACAATGGTAAGCGTTCTGCTACTTCGGCGTAGTCGGCTGGATTAAAGCTCATGATCCCCTGTTTCTGTCGTAGGCACTGCGTTGATCGGGTGTCATGTTTGCCCAAGCGTGTAACTCTGAACAGCGCCGTGATTCTTCAGGACTCATGAACGGCCAGTCTCCAGCTTTGCCACAGTTAAGGCAAATGCCTTGCAATAGGTCTTGCATTCGAATGTCAAATGAGGTCAGTTCTGTTTTGCATAATTCACAGGTCATTTGAAACCGCCTAGGCGCATGGCCACAATTGCGTCCTGTGTTGACTTAGTCAGATTTGATAGGTAAATGCCGTTTTCTTCAGCAACATAAGCCAATTCAAACAAGGCTTTTCTGAGCATTGAAATATCTTCGGTTTGGCGTTCTAACTGCCAGGTGGCCGCCTTCATAGCCACTTCCGCTTTCTTAATCATGAAGGTCATTTCTTCTATATCGTTGGCCATGTCGGGTCCTTTGTTTGGGTTAGTTAAAGATTATCTCACGGGTGTAGAACCATAGCGTATTTTGCGCCGGTCGTTTTCGGTGGTGCCAGCCCAAATACCTTTTTGGTCAGGTTCACGCAAAGCATATTCAAGGCACTGTGGTTGCACTGGGCATTTGTCGCAGAACGGTTTGATCACGTTCATGTTGCGAAATGACTCGACACCGCTGGATGGGAAAAACAGTTCTAGAGGTAGGTCGTGGCACGCAGCTTGTCGTTGCCAGTCGGGTCGGTAGATGTTTAACACAGTTTCCACGGTTGCCAACCGCACTTGCCTTTGTCTGCCAATTCGGAATAAAGCAGGTAGGCAAACCTGAGGTTGAGAGTCGGGTCTGACATAGATTCTTCCATTGGCATATTGAAAACTTGTTCCACATAAGAACGATGTACCTCGTTAATTTGTGCGATTCCGTGATCCGAACCGTTAAACGATGGGTGCGTGTAGTTCACGTTTTGGCACCTGGTTTCTTTCCAGAGCAGGCGTCCAAGTTTCTCAAGTGTCTCAGTGTTGTTGGGCCAGCCAACCGAAATGGCACTAGCAAACCATTCTTGACATTTGGTCTCAGGGTCAAACGGTGCAAGGGTCGTGGTTGGCTTTGAGACGGTCGTAGAAGGCTCTGTGAGCGCCTCTATCCGATCTTCTTGCTGTTGGGGCGTTAGATCCCCTAAACCGATTGTGGACGGTGTTTTGGGTTGCAACACTGGTTCAGTGGTTTTCTGACTTGTTACCGCAAAAGCAGCGCACATCAGATAAGTAAAAAGGCTTAGCCCTAAAAAACGTCTTAAATTCATGATTCCTCCATAGTCGGGTTTTGAAGTCGGGCACTGTCTACCGACTTTAGTCGGCAGGTGTCAAGTCACTTAGGCTACTAGGTTGGGGAAAACTTTGATAGCACGCTGTACTGAAGGCGTCCAAGAATCACCAGTTACATATTGCAAATGCCATGCTTCAAAGTTGGGGTTTGTCGGGTCTGAGACAGCCCAAGTGAAACCGTATTCGAGAGCTTTGCAAGTAGCGAAACCGTCGCCAAGTAACCATTTGCAGATCGGTGAATTAAGGCCACAGTTAGCAACGTCTATTGCTAAACCCCAACCGTGATCACTGTTGCCTGGTGTCGCACTCGGGCTTTTGCCTGGCTTCAAATAGTATTTCTTGCCCTGCCATATGCGGATCACTTGAGGTACACGGCCACCGTCCGTAGTCGAGTAGCGGTCATTGAACATTGCGAGCTGTTGAGCATATGTTCGGTATGCACCAACTTGGTTGCAGGCCAGCCCATTGAAGTAAGCGTCTAGTTGTAGGCAGTTCCATGCTGTCGCAGCGTGTTGTTCAAGTAAACCGGCTGGGGATTGGATTGTGCGTAGTACTGCTTTGTTTACTTTGCCGTTTGTTTGACCTTTGAGGTCGGTCGGTTTAATGATCGGCAGTACAGGAAATTTCATTGGGGGTCTTTCTTGCGGATGATTGGCTCGACTGGTTTGTTGGTTAGTGCAGCCATGCCGTTGCCGACTGAGTAACCAACAATCATGGTGATGATTGGTAAGCCTTGGTCTTGGTCTATTGCACCGACTGCAATGAGTACGGTCATGCAAATAAGACCTACTAAAGCGATGAGGGCTTTTGATGGGTTAAAAGTCATCAGGCTGGCCCGATATCTTCCACTAAAAGAAACCCGAGGATTGTTCCCGACCTTTGCGCTTGACCTGTACCGGAACTGCATTGCAGGGTTGCCACAAAGTTTCGGGTTCCAGCAGTCAAAGTAACGATGGCTTGACATATTCCGCTAGTCGGGATTGCGGTACTTGCTGACTGGTTTAATTCTCTAACCTCGTTTTGGATAGCGCCTGCAAGGTTTGTGAGTCGAATTCTCAAGGTGAAGACTGCGTTTGCGCCTGCGCTTGCCAAACTTGGTTCTTGGTATGTAATGCGGTAGTAACGGTTTGCGACAGCGGTGAACGATGAGCCAGTAATCATTACTTCTTCGGCAGTGACTGTTGCATCGGTGGCATCGACACTGTTGTATGCCATGATTCCACGAGGAAAACGGTTCTGTTGTGCAGCTGTCAACACTGCGCCCGACGAAAAGTCTGTGTTTGGGTTAATAGCCATATTTTCTCCTTTACCAACCTAAACGGCTGGTGTCCAAAATACCTAGAAAAGTTGAGTTAAGTGTAAAGAATTGGTAATACTGCAACGGGCTCATATCAAAAGTGACTGTTGTTTGTTGCGGTGTCACGTTGAATGAATAACCCTCGATAACAACATTGATCGCTGTGCTTACACCACCGGGGGGCGTGTAGTTCAAAGTCAAAATCCTGTTATTTGAGATAATATAAAACATTGAAAAAAATAGATCGTCTAAAGCGGTTTGGTTTTGCGCTACATCGCTAAAAGAACAACTAAACCTGAGAGACTCAGGGTCACTTAAAGTGTTTGCAATCCAACTGGCGTTCCCGTTTGCTTGAGTAGCGTTATAGTCAACGGTTTGGCTGGAATAAAAAGAATTGCCATAAGTTGAAACAGAACTGGCGTTTGACACCGTTTGGTCTGCTACACCAGTACTGGTAATGGTCGCATTGTTGATGAACTGCAAGCCGTTCTGGATTCGATCAAAAGACTGGTAACCAATTTGTGTAGCAGTAGCAGTCCGACCTAACTGAATTGAACCTGGGGAAGTACCACTAATTAAATTTCTGCTACGAATGAACAAATTGTTATCATAAGCAACCAAAAAACCGCGTTCAGTTGTGACAGCCAAATTCACATAATTAGAAACTGTGCCTGTATAAGTAATTGCTGAACCGATTGAAGTACTACTGCCACCTAAACCAAAAAATTCTAAATCTGTTGGGAGTGGGCCACCACTAGAAGCATTGAAATCAAGGCATTGTTCATACACCGTGTTTTGCGGTATGAGATATGAAGTTGCTTGAACACGGCCCGCTCGACTCAACCAGTCCGCACAAATAAGGGTTGCCGTGTTTAATCCAACATCACCAGGTGCATCGTTGTAGTTAATTTCTTGGACCCAAAAGTTAAAGTTGCTTTGGATTACACCACTGCTGTTTAAAATTTGAACGTCAATAATGGTTCCATAAGCAATCGTTGACGCATAATCGGAAGCGTTGTTAATCGTCAGATTAAGAAATTTGCCTGAGTAAGTGTCAAGATATTTTTCTCGCCCAAAACTGAAGTTCATAGACAGAACTTTGTCGGTGATATCAACGGCACCTCCACCTGTGCCTGTTTTGATTCGCCAAGTGAGTTTGGTCATTACATGGTCCGAGTGTTAACAGGCACTGGGCCTGACTGGCGGACATAGGTTTGCAACGCTCGAACAACCTCATTCGGATCAGCTGAAGTGACCGTGATATTGATCGTGCCACCCCCACCCAAAGCATTGTTTGCGGTGATGTTTCCAGACGTGGAAGGCGTAAACAGTTCAGGTCCACGTTCACCCACAAGGTACGTTCCGCCACCCATGACCGGACCACCTGAAGCACGAGCGCCAGTTATACCCTCCAGCCTGAAAGAGTCATAGATGTCCCCGT